GCCCGCCATTCGTAGTGGTGTCGAAAAATCCCTGATCTTGCTTCAGCTCAACCTCTGTTAAGCCCGTCGGCTCAGAGTTCTTCACGGCATCCCCGAGCCCGGTTGTCTCTTCATGAAGGGCCGTGATCTTATAGCTCAGCCCCTTCAGTTTCGTGGTGATCAGATTGTAGCCGTCCACCAGGAAGAACACCGACGCCGATCCGTATTTGCCAGCCATGCGTTATCCCTTTCCCCGTTTCTTGACGGGAGGATCGGCGTGCGATAGTTCGATCTTGCCACTCGCCAAGAGTCCCGGCAGGCTCGATGCCGGCACGCGCGCGCAGGACTCACCCACGAGGGCGAGCGTCTGATCGTCCGTCGTGCTCAGTCGCCGTAGGGCGATGTAGTCAGCTCCGTTCATCCCAGTGTCCATTCCTCGAAGTCGTGACCGCATTTACCACACACGTCATGCAACGCGCCAAACCCGCCAGAGGCCACGCGCGCAGACTGGTCCGCACGACAGTCGGGACACCGCGTATCCCCCGCCGCCAGCTTCGCCTTCGGATCAACCGGCACCACCAGCGTCATGCTTCCTCCACAAAGATCCGAAACATCGACACCAGTTCCCGCACCCGCACGCCGTTGATTAGTTCCTCGGCCAGCGGCACCGTGCGGTCGTAAAACACTTTCCCCGCGTGGGTGTAGCCCGTCACCGTCAACGACTGATCCCGCAGCAGTTCAATCACCTTCTGATTGATCGACTGCGCCTCAGACGCGCCCTCGTAACGACTGAACGTATGCACGCGGAGGTTGACTTGCGGTAACCCGCCCGCCCCAAACCCGCGCGCGTCTTCCTCGTCCACCTCATACCAGACGAACGGAAACACCGTGCCCTGCGCCGCGTCGTCATGCACGCCGCCCGTCGCCAGCGCTGTCAGGCCAGCGACGTTCAGGACCGTGGCCACCGCGACCGAGACCGGGCCGAGGGAGAGATAGGCCATTAGACCGTCACCCCATCATGGTCGCTACACGCCAGCACTTGCAGTCCGCGATCCCGCCGATCCGGCAACACCGCATGAATCTCTAACACCCGCCTCGCGGACCCACTTGGCCACGCCGGCACCCACAGGGCGCGCATCTTCGGCGTGATGTCCGCCCGCGCGCGAATCCTGAAGCGGTAGGACGTATCAGCCCCGACGCGCGCCGCCGCCACGGACTCGCCGCCGGTCTCCTCGAGGCGTTCCGCCGGCACGCTGTCGAGCGTCACCCATGCCACCGCCCGCCCGAGCTGGCTATCCGTGGTGGTGCTCTTCTGCTGCACCAGGAGCCGTTCGACCATCGCCCCGGCACCCATTAGGCCGTCACTCTCGCGAAGGCTTTATACGGCCACAGCAACGCATCAACCGACTGCGGCATCGGCGTCACGATGTTGCCGACGTTCACGGCTTCCCGGTTCTCATACCAAGACCCAATCAACATGAGCATCGCCGACAGAATCGGCCGCGGCACACTCGACGCCGCCGCGCCATACCCGCAGACAAACCGCACCGTGACGCCATTAAACACCCCAGACGATCGCGTCGAGGGATACGACTCGCCGTAGATCGGCTGAATCCGTGCCGGCGCCGCATGGGGTCCACTCGGCAGGTCGGTGGCGTAGAGCGCAGAGGACCACGTCTGGACATCGCCCGCCGTGTCCACATACGACACGCTCGTGATCGATGCCACGGGCGGGAACGGCAACACAAGCGCGCCAGACGGGAACTGCCACAGCCCGAGATCCCATGTCTGCGTCAAGAGCGGGCGCCCCGTGAAGTTTTCGGCGTGTAGGCGGGCCGCGGCAATCAGCCGAACCAGCTCAGGATCGCTCGTCGTATTCGCAGACGGTGCGCCGACGCCCAGCGAGGCGTCTGCCGTGTTGTCGGTATAGATCGTGGTGGTGTTGTCCGCCAGCGTGGTCAGCAGCTTATACGTCGTGCCTGCCGCCTCAGTGCGATACACCTTGCGCGACGTCACCGCGGCGCCGCCAAGCTGGATCGCCGTCAGTGACACCTTGCCGTTGACCGCCTTGTCGGCGACCGTCACCGCCGCTGTGGCCGTGCCGGCTTCTGTTTCCCCGTCAGCCGTGACAAACGTGACGAGATACCGATGGTCACCATTTTCCACGTTGCCGGCCGCGGCAGGGCTAATCAGCGCCGCCGTCGGGGCAATCGGAGCGGGTTCTCCACTCGATGAGCCCAGACGCAGATGCGCTTTGACTTCCGCAACCGTCAGGGGCTCGACCGTGGGAGCTGTAACCAGGGTCAGCGCCATGCCGTTATTCCAGCGTGATCTGTTCTTCGCTCCAGCTTGCGCCCTGCGTGAAGGTCTGTCCCACGATGGACGACACGACATGCAGACAGAGCGACGACTGCGGCGGCACGATGAGACGACCGCTCACTTCGGCGCTGATAGCCGCCGACGGCGTGACCGTGGCAGACTGCGCGGCCTTGGCGAAGCCGTTGCCCCATGGGAACCAGCCGGAATCAAGAACGGTCGTGGAGGCCGCCGCAATCACGGGACCGCCGTAGCCTTTGCCGGACGCACCGCGAACCGCAAAGCTCCCGCTCGTCACCGCAGCCTTCGCCGCCGTCACCGACGCCCAGATCGAGAAATACTCGCCAACCGCCGTCGAGACGAGGTTGAACGCGAAGAGGCGATCGATGATGAGGCTCTTCCCTGCGGCCGCGTGGCCGTTGAAGATCTCAAATGCCGCTACCGTGGTCGGACGCACCACCAGGCCCGCGACCGCGGCCGTGCTCATCGTGGCCCACGACTTCCCCTGGCGGGCCATCTCGGTCCCCGGCGGAAGTCCCTGCGCCACCAACTGCTCGCCGCGCTCGTTCAGCGGAATCGTGGACTGCGCGAAAACAACGCCGCTGCGAATCGTGCCCTGAACTGCTTCTGCCATGTGCCTATACTCCTATGAGCGAACTACGTGCCGCGCCGGCATCGTGTGACCTTACGCGGACGCGACGGAGGCGCCCACATCCAATGGCTGATAAAACAATTTCCACTTCGACGCGCCCGTGTTCGTCGCCGACGTGGCGATCCGAAGCGTGCCGATGGGCAGGATGAACGGCAGCGCATTCAGCGCGGGCGCAAACCCCGCACCGGCAGACGTGCCGATCAGCGCCGTGCCGTCACCTTCAACGACGAGCAACGCGCCCGCCTCGAAGCCGTTGATGTCCAGGTTGGAGGCAATGTCCACGGCCGAGCCGGTCGTGGGCACGCTCGTCACCTTGAGGTTGTTTGCCTGCGCCTGGACGACGGTCGTCACTTCGCCGATGAGCGCCGTCACCATGACCCGCCCACCCGCGATCGTAAAGAGATTCTGCGTCGAGGTCGCCGGCAAGGTGGCCGACGCCTTCTCGACGGCGAACCCGAGGCCGTAGGTCGTGATGATGTCCCGGTTGCTGTTGGTGTCAGCCATGGGTTACACCACGCTCGTTCCGGTGTTGGACGCGAAGCGCGGCGTGCCGATCGCCACACACGAGACGAGAAGCGCGCTCGCCGCCGCAGACAGTTCGATCGTCAGCCAAGGCGTCGCGTCCGCAATCTCCTGGGCGTCGAACTCGATCATGTGCGTCTTGTTTTTGAACGTCGCAGCCGTGAGCGTCAACCCAGTCGCTGCCACCGCCGTCGCAGCGCCGTAGAGGTCCGCGCTCGCGGCCTTGTAGACGCCGGTCGCCGTGCGATACTTGAAGGCGATCGCCGTGGTCTTGGTGCCATCGGTCGCGCCGACGTAGAACTTGAGCACCGCATCGCCCGTGATCGCCCCGAAGCACAGCGGGAGCGCGATCGAGTGCAGCAGTCCCATGTTCACGCTCTGCCCATCGATGCCCGCCTGGCTGTCCAGTGGTTCGAGAATCGGGACGAGGATTTTCTGTTCACTGATTCGCATGATGACTCCCTATGCTCTCGTGTCCAACACAACGAAGCTCGACAACGTCGCCGAACCCTTGAACGGGGTCAGCGGTGCCCGCGGCACGGGCTGGCCATCCACGCGGTAGAAGGCGCGGAACGCCTGCTCGCCAGTCGAGAAGTAGACGTGCATC